ACATGATAAAAATTACTCCTTAAAAAATTAGGTACTGGTGTGTCAGTATACTTTGCAAAATGTTTTTTGGCATTAGCGTAATATTTACGATATGCAAAGACTGTATGACCTTTCTTATATATATCAGGCATACATTTTGGTGGTGATCTAAAGTTATCTTTAGGAAATTGTTTAGGCAAACTTGCTAAATAGAAGGCTAGTTTAGTATAAGTAAGATGCACTTTGCCATACCTTCTAGTGTACTCGTCACACAAAGTAAGAAAGTGCATATATAACCAATTGTAATGCAAAGCAGATTCTCTAACCCATACAGTAGAGGGGTGATTTTTATAAGCAGGTTTATATATATCTGACTTTAACAATAGCGTACCGTTAACATGGTGAGCTGTACAAAGCATTTGCGCAGACTCTAAGATCATTTTAACTATGTGCTTGTCGCACATAAGTTTTGCAGATTTATGTGGACACCTAGATAAATAAAATATATTCATGCTTGTACCCTGTCAAAACCAAGACCATTAGGATTAATCCTAGAAACATTATTTGGCGTAGTGTCTCTGTAATCTACAAATGTAATATCGCCTTTATTACCAACCCAACCTACATACATGTCGTTTTGATCTCGCAATATCCAACCACCCATTTTTTCTGTAGAAAACTTTATACATGGAATGCGATTATATTCTGCTGTAGTTTTTTTGACTTTATCTAAGAACTTAGATTTTGCTTGTTGAAATGTATTTATCATTTTATCCCTGTTTAATTTATATAAAACCATTATATCAAAAAAAAGTCATTAGTAAACCTTATTTGGAATATTAAAATAGGGTAGATTGCAATGGTGTTACACCTTGTTCTGCACCATTTTGTTTATAGAACCAATCTATAATTTCTTGTTGCGTTAAGTCTTTGTCTGTATTTACAAACTCTGACCTATATCCTGTTTTTGTCAAAGGTATAGGAGTGCTATTTTCCACATTGATTTCAATGTGATCCATGCGACTGTCTAAGGTTGTAGAATATTCAGGCGTATAAACCACAGATATTTTTAAAGACATAAATGTAAAACTAAATTCTACATCTTTGTTAAATTTCATACACCTAACTTGTCTTGATCTCTTTTATCTCTAAGAGCAGTAGACTCAAACTCCATAAGCTCTTTTAATATTTCATCTATATTGTCAGGCTCAGCTAAGCCACCTGCCAATAAAGCCAACTTAATCTCAGTAGAAGCATAAAGGTAATCAAAAATTAACCTCTCATCTAAGGCATCTTTTATTTCCTGTATCTGTTCTTTGTTGGTTAAGCTCATATCATTCTCCGTAAAAATGGGGGTATATAACCCCCTGTTAAAATTAATCCCATGGTATAAATTTCATATATGGTTCTTCGCTATGACCTTCAGGCAACCATTGAATCTTGCCTATAAGCTCATCTATTTCTAACATGCAACCAGTAGTTCCACCATCTCGTGTTTCATTGGCAAGAATTGATCTGCCTGCATAGTTTCTACCACCTAAAGAGAAATACATATTGTCTTTAAGTAAGCCTTCATCATCTACATACATAATAAGACCACCACCAAGAGTAACAACATCAAAGCAACTGCATTGCATGACACTGTAATAATCTTTTATATCATCAGCGGAAATATGTACATAAGACCAACTCTGATCAAAGGGGTCAATAAGTATTGTTTGGATTGTGTTTTGTTTTTTCATATAAATATGGGGGTATTACACCCCCTGTTAAAATTATTTATTTAATTCTTCCCATTTATCAGGGTAGTTTTCCTCGTATGAGGTAGGTAAGAACAACGGCATGATAATGTTATAAATTTCTAAAAAGTTATTTAATAGATTTTCACCATTACCCTTAATACCAAAGTAATGTTTAACATCAGATACTCTCCAATGTCTATTTGGTTTCATACCATGTTGCACATACATAGATAGGTCTCTCTTAGTGCAAGAAAGATTCCATAAAGGTATGTTGGTTCTAGGATGAGTATCAGGATTACTGTCGTAAATCCTTTGTTCTTCCATTTGTTCCCAAAAGGGTACATCACGCTTAGCCATTTTTTGAAGTTTTGCCATTAACTTTTGTTTATTTTCTTTTTTCATATTACCTGCTCTAAGAGCGTTTAATTTATAATCTATGTACCATAGTATATTGATTAAGGTTAAAGTAAACCTTTTTTGGAATATTTATAGTAATATTTATCATATATGCTTTGCTTATAATCTTTTTTGGAATATTATGTTTGTAATTAATGGGAATATATGAACAGTAAAACTAAGACATCTAAACTTACCGATACCCTAAAGCTAAAAATTCGCAATGAATTTGTACAAGGAATTGATGAGAGCAATGAACATAAGATTTACACACTAGATGCTCTAATTAAAAAATACAATGTGGCACAAAGCACTATTTACAGAATTGCAAGAAACGAACAATGGAAGGTACAAAGAGATCAGTTCCAACTAGAGTACACAGAAAAGTTAGACCGAGACAGAATAAAAAACAGATCAAGAGAATCTATAAAATTAGATGATAATTCCATAACTCTTGCTAAGGCTCTATATACAACAGTAGGGCAAGTCATGCAAAATAATAATCTTGATATGCAACAAGGACAAAAAGGATTGCCACCCTCTCAACTAAACTCACTTGCCAATGTAGCAATAACTGCACAACGATTGGCAAAACTCGCTCTTGGAGAAGCAACACTAAATATAGATGCAAACATCAACGAAAATACAAGCGACGCGTTCAACAGAGTTATGGAACTCCTTGACGAAGTTGAAGAAAGCAGAGTTAGAGGCATCGGACCTACGCACTAGTTGGCTTGAAACAGCAAGAGACAAACAATTACAACCATTAGTAGACCACTATATATGGCTCATACTTGCAGGTCGTGGTTGGGGCAAAACTAGAACAGGCGCACAAGACATTGCTTTGTATGCACTTAGAAACCCTAATACAATCTGTGCAGTAGTTGCACCGACATCTGGAGACCTGAGACGAGTATGTTTTGGTGGTCCCAGTGGGTTAGTATCTATTATCCCAAAAGAGTGTCTATCTGATATCAAAAACATAAAAGGTTATTCATCAAGCATGAATGAAATAAGACTGCACAATGGTAGCAAGATCGTAGGGTATGCAGCATCAGAGCCTGACCGATTAAGGGGTCCACAGTTTCATAGGGCATGGTGTGATGAAGTTGCAGCTTGGAGATATCCTGAAGCATTTGATCAACTTATGTTTGGTCTAAGACTTGGTAAAAATCCACAGTGCCTTATTACCACAACACCAAAACCAACCAAAATAATAAGAGACTTAGTAGCAAGAGATGATGTTGCTGTTACAACAGGGAACACATTTGAGAACGAAGCCAACCTAGCCGATAGTGCATTAGCAATGTTAAGAGACAAATACGAAGGTACAACCTTAGGCAGACAAGAGTTATATGCAGAAATAATAGAAAATCTTGAAGGTGCTTTATGGACAAGCAAGTTAATAGATGAAGCAAGATTGCCAAGCGATACAGAAAAAGAACTAAAACAAATTATTGTCGCTATTGACCCTGCTGTAACAAATAATGAAGATTCAGACGAAACAGGAATAGTTGTAGTTGGCAAGGACATTAATAATGAGTATTATGTACTTGAAGATGCAACAGGCAAGTATTCACCTGATGCGTGGGCAAAAAAAGCCATTAACTGCTACTATGAGTGGAATGCAGATAGAATAGTTGCAGAAGTAAATAATGGTGGAGACTTGGTGGAAAGACTATTAAGAGGGGTAGACGATAATATACCCTATAGGTCTGTAAGAGCGACTAGAGGCAAAATGGTAAGAGCCGAGCCAATAGCAGCACTTTATGAGCAAAGGCGAGTTCATCACATGGGTTATTTTCCTGAACTAGAATCACAAATGTGTAGCTATATCGGAGAAACAAAACCTAGTCCTGATAGATTGGATGCTTTAGTATGGGGTATGACCGAAATAAGCAAATCAAAAGGAAATGTAAATTGGAGAATTAGCTAATGGCAATTTTGGATAATATAAAAAACATCTTTACTAACAAACCTGAAGTAAAGAACACAAACATGATGGGTTATTTTGGCGTTGGCACGGAAGAAACCAAGCAATACAAATATGATGATTTAGCAAAAGAAGGTTACCTTAAAAATGCTATTGTCTACAGATGCGTTAATGAGATAAGCAAAGGAGCAAGCGCAGTTCCATTTGTTATTAAAAACGGAGACCAAATAGTAGAGCAACATCCATTAATAGATTTGTTAATGAGACCCAACCCTCTACAGTCTTACAGTGAGTTCTTTAATAGCTTATATGGTTATGTCCTGCTTAGTGGTAATGCTTATATATTAAGGGTAGGTAGTGAAATAGGCGCACCTAGAGAATTGCATCAGTTAAGACCTGACAGAATAACAATTAAAGGTGGTGGAAAACCAATGCCTGATAGATATGAATATATTGTTAATGGGCAAATAAGAGAAACATATCCAGTAGACCAACTAAATGGGTTCAGTGAACTTAAACATGTCAAGTTATGGCATCCATTAGACGATTACTATGGGTTAAGTCCAATGAGCGCTGCCGCTGTTGAGGTAGACCAATTCAATATGTCTAGCAAGCACAATGTAAATCTTTTACAAAACGGAGCAAGACCTAGTGGAGCAATCATATTTAAACCACAAGATGATGCAGGATTTGCAGTTAATCTTACTGAGTCACAAAGACAGCAACTACTTACCGACATGAACAATAGATTTGCAGGCAGTAAAAATGCAGGTAGACCAATGTTGCTAGAAGGAGACTTTGATTGGAAAGAAATGGGCTTGTCTCCAAAAGACATGGACTTTGCTAACCTTAAACACATGAGTGCTACAGATATTGCTCTTTGCTTTGGTGTGCCTAGTCAATTAGTAGGTGTGCCTGATAGCCAAACATATTCCAATGTTGCAGAAGCTAGACTT